GAGGCTTCCAAGGCCCACTTCGTAGCCGATGCTGATGCAGCCGCCAAGGGTAAGTTGACGTCGAAAGACAAGATGCTTATCGGAGCTGGTGTCGCAACAGTCATCGTCGCCGCAGGTATTACGATCGCTGTTGTGCATGATAAACAGCAAAAGAATCAAGCTCTAGCAGAAGTTCTGGCTAAAAAAGCTCGTCATGAGTCAAGAATGCAGGATGAGGGCTACGCGAAAAGCGTCATGGCTAAGGAAGCTGAGAGGGCTGCGGCCAGACTTAAGCGATCCGAAGCTGATGCCGCCGAGAAAGCACGATTCGACAGCATTGCCCCAGGTTCTAAGATCTCATATGACGATTACTGGAAAAAGATCGAGCACACGGAAATTTCAAGAATTTCAGGAATTTCCAAAGACGCATTCGATAAGATGGATGAGACACCAATCTCAGTGCCTGCTGGCCACATCTTCAAGCGCGTGTCAACCGACAAGGAAGAAGTCCTTCGGGAACGAATCTTTGCGGCATACAAGGACGAAGACGTTGACCGGTACAAAGCTGTGCTTCCCAAGTTCTGGGGAGCCTGGGGCATTGGCAGTGCACACCAGGGTGGATACGTTGTGGACATCAAAGCTAAGGAAGCAATTACCTCGCCTTCTCAAAAAGCGCGAGTTAAAGAATTCATAGATCTGATGGATCAAGACGTGAAGACCACAAACTTTGCTGGTAAAGAGTCCATCGTTAAGGGTCGAGAGCTACTGTATGGTGGCTCAGACAAAAACAAGACCAGTGAAGAGATTGCTCTAGCCAGCTACCGACAATTCTCACTAGGCTTGGTCAACAAGACACCCTTGGGCGAAGCGTACTTTGACAAACTGAAGTCTAAGGGTTTCAATGCGATCATCGACGACAACGATTCTGGAAAGCTATCTGAATCGCCGATGTTGATCTTTAACACAAGTAAGTCGATGGAACGGTTGGGGGCAACACCGCTCACGGCTGAGAACATTGCCGCTGCCAGGGCTAAGCTCGTTGAAGTTGCGTCGAGAATGTAGTGGATGAGTAAACGAAAAGGAAAGGAGGTGACGTATGGCAAAATTTATGGACAAACTTATGCATGGATGGAATGCGTTTGCGAATGAGGAAAAAGGCGAGGATCGATTCGTTCCCCGTGGCACTACTTATGGGGCTGCGTATAGTACTCGCCCTGATCGCTTCCGTAGCAGCATTGCAAATGACAAATCGATTGTTACTTCGATTTACAACCGCATCGGAATTGATGTTGCAGCAGTAACGATCCAGCATGTTAAGATCGATCAAAATGGGAGGTTTGTTGAGGGGATCAAAAGTTACCTAAACGAATGTCTCACTATTGAAGCTAACCTGGATCAGTCGGCAAGGGCTTTTATCCAGGATGCAGCAATGACACTCTTTGAAAAAGGAACCATTGCTATCTGTCCGATTAACACTACCCTTAACCCGGCAGTGTCAGCGGGCTGGGACATCAAAGACATGCGCGTTGGTGAAATCGTTCAATGGATGCCTCAGCATGTTAGAGTATCCGTCTATAACGAAAAGACAGGACTCAAGGAAGAGCTAACATTCCATAAGAGGTCTGTCGCCATTGTCGAGAACCCACTTTACTCGGTGATGAATGAGCCTAGCTCAACTCTTCAGCGACTTATTCGTAAGCTCAGTCTACTTGACTCTATCGATGAGCAGGTTGGTTCTGGCAAACTGGATCTGATCATTCAGCTTCCATACGTAATTAAGTCTGAAGCCCGAAGGGAACAGGCCGAGAATCGTCGTTCGGACATCGAGACTCAGCTTAGTGGATCAAAGTACGGTATCGCCTATACGGATGGTACTGAACGAATCACACAGCTGAATCGCCCGGTTGAAAACAACATGCTAAAGCAGGTCGAGTATCTGACTAACATGCTGTACGGACAACTAGGCCTAACCAGTCAGGTCTTTGATGGTACTGCCGATGAGAAGGTGATGCTCAACTACTTCAACCGAACAATTGAGCCGATCCTTTCGGCAATCACGCAGGCGATGAAACGGTCCTTCTTGACTAAAACTGCTCGCACTCAGGGGCAGTCGATCGAGTTCTATAGGGACCCGTTCAAGCTTGTGGCCATTGCTGACATGGCTGAGATCGCCGACAAGTTTACTCGTAATGAGATCATGTCGTCGAATGATATTCGTGCTGTCATGGGCCTCAGACCTTCTGCAGATCCCAAGGCTGACGAACTTCGTAACTCAAATATGCCAGTTCAAGCTACCGAGGGCGCTCCACCAGGAGTAGCCCCTGAGGCTGACCCTGCTTCCGATCCTGGGGCTGACGCTGCAGCACAAGATGCTTTGATGGAGGAAACCTTCGCTTCAATGGAAGCGGACATCGACAAGCTAGTCTCAGATTCTGAGGTGCCTGAAGATGGTCCCTAAATCTGACGTTGAGGCATTCCTCGCGCATTACACTTCAGCAACGTACGACCCTGTTAAAGCACACGAGTATTACCTAAAAAACCGTGAACTTCAGGGCCGAACATCAACTAAGGGTATGAGCGATACTCAGAGGGAGGCTGTGTCTTATAGCAAAAATCAAATCGGAATTGCCAAGAAAGCGGATCTGTCCAAGTCTCAAGCTGCTCAAAAAGCTCAGATGGAAGCGATTCGAAAAAGATCCGATGCTAGTCGCAAACAGATCCAGGCAAAACTGCAAGGCGCGATTAACAAATTGAAAGCTGCTGCGGAGATTAAACCCGACGCTGTAAAACTCAATGTGATTCCTGCCGACGCAAGCCCGAAGGTTAAAGCTTATCTTCAGAGACAAAACGAAATCATGTCCACATCTGCGAACAACAAAGCAGGCAAAGCTACTGTAGAGGCTCGAAAGAAATCTGCCGTAGAGATTGTCGCTGCTCGAAAAAAAGCAAATGCGGACATTAAGAAGCTTGGCGATGGTATGAAATCTGCTGTGGCCAAAGCCCGTGCTGACTACATGGCATCTCGTAAGCAAATTGACTCTAAGTATGACAAAGCTTCTGAAACTGAAATCCAAAACATCCGCACACAGCTGCCCGGAAAGCCACCAAAAGTGGTCAAACCTAAACGGGCGCGTAGAACCAGAAAGAAGGGGGGAACTTCAAAATGACAGCAAAAGCTAACTTTAGCGGCTATGCCACTAAGAGCAATCTTAAGTGTTCCGATGGTCGGACCATTATGGATGGCGCATTTAAGCACCAGCACCAGATGAAGGTACCACTTGTTTGGCAGCACCAGCACAATGACCCGGATAACATCCTCGGTTATGCAATTCTCGAACATCGAGAAGGTGGTGTCTACACCTACGGTTACTTCAATGAGTCTCCTGCAGGTATGAAGGCCAAGATCGCCGTTGAACACGGAGATGTCGAAGCCCTCTCTATCTACGCGAACAAGCTCCAGGAGTCAAACAAAGTCGTCTCCCATGGCGACATCAAGGAAGTGAGTCTGGTCCTTTCGGGGGCAAACCCGGGCGCGCTTATCGACAATGTTTACATCTCACATGGTGATTCGGTTACTGCCCTCGAGGGCGAAGCCATCATCTACACAGACGAGAGCATCACGCTTGAGCACTCTGACGATGAAGATGAAGACGAAGACGAAGAGCTGGATGTCAAAGAGGTTCTCGAATCTCTCGACGAAGATCAGCAGGTAGTAGTAGAAAACCTGTTGCACTCAGCTCTCACCAGCACGGAAAGTGAATGGACCGATGAAACGATCCAGGAAATTTTCCATTCCCTCACTGAGGACCAGCAGATCGTTGTCCATGCAATGATCGGCGAAGCTCTCGAACACGCAAGTAACCAAGGAGACGAAATGACTGAAATCCAGCACGCAGAAGAAAAGACCGTCAAGGACGTCTTCGACAGCATGTCCGAAGAGCAGAAGAACGTCGTTTATTTCATGATCGGCGAAGCACTCGACGGTTCTGAAGGCGGAGACGCCAAGCACGCTGACACCACCGAATACATCGCGCACGCCCTCCAGGAAGGCTTTGAATCCATGTCCCGTAACGCATTCGAGAACAACGGCGGCACCAAGTCCGCTGAGCGCACGCTCTCTCACTCCGAGTTCGAAACCATCCTCGCGGATGCCAAGTCCAAGGGCTCCTTCGCGGAGTCCTTCCTCGAGCACACCCAGAACTACGGCATCGAGAACATCGACGTCCTGTTCCCGGATGCTCAGTCCCTGACCAACTCCCCCGACGTCATTGGTCGTCGGACCGAGTGGGTCAACGACGTCATCAACGGCGCTCGTCACTCCCCGTTCGCTCGAATCAAGTCTGCCGCAGTTGACCTGACGGCTGACGAAGCTCGTGCAAAGGGTTACGTGAAGGGCAACCTGAAGAAGGACGAGGTCATCAAGCTGCTGAAGCGCGTGACCACGCCGACCACGGTCTACAAGAAGCAGAAGCTGGACCGCGATGACATCGTGGACATCACCGACCTCGACGTCGTTGCCTGGCTCAAGGCTGAAATGCGCCTCATGCTCGACGAGGAAATCGCACGCGCCATCCTCATCGGTGACGGTCGCGAGTCCGACGACGAAGACAAGATCGACGAAGACCACATCCGTCCGATCGCGTACGACGTTGACATGTACACCCACTCGATCACGGTTGCCTCGGCCATTGGCCCGGATGCCATCATCGAGTCCGTACTGCGCGCTCGCACCTTCTACAAGGGCACCGGCACCCCGAACTTCTACACCACGGATGCGATCCTCACGGACCTCATCCTGCTGAAGGACAAGGTTGGCCGTCGTCTGTACGAGACCGAAGCTGCTCTGGCTGCCGCAATGCGCGTCGGCAAGATCGTCACCGTTGAGGTCATGGAGTCCACTCCCGACCTGCTCGGCGTCGTTGTCAACATGGCCGACTACACGATCGGTGCCGACAAGGGCGGTCAGATCGCGATGTTCGATGACTTCGACATCGACTACAACCAGCAGAAGTACCTGATCGAAACTCGCATCTCGGGCTGCCTCACCAAGCCCAAGTCCGCGATCGCGATCAAGCGTACGCAGGGTACCACGGTCACCCCGCAGACCCCGTCGTTCAATGGTGCAACTAACACCATCACGTTCCCGACGGTTGCTGGCGTAACCTACTCGGTTGAAGGCGTCACCAAGACCGGCGACCTCGTCATCGAGGAAACGACCGACGTTGAGGCTCGCCCGCAGGTTGGTTACTCCTTCCCGCACAACACCGACGCTGACTGGACCTTCGTCTACAGCGGCGCGTAACTGATAGGAAACTATCAAAATGGCACGATTCTACGGTAAGGTCGGATTTGTCCAATCCAACGTAGAGACTCGGCCAGGGGTTTATAAGGACGTCGTCACTGAACTTCGGTACAAGGGCGACGTCCTTAATAACTCCAGACGGTTGGACGGGGAGAAAATCAATCAAGATTTCTCCGTAGGTAACCGCATCAGTATTGTTGCGGATGCTTATGCCAACAACACCTTCTTCGCCATGAAGTACATTGAGTGGATGGGGACTCTGTGGGTCATCAGTAATGTTGATGTGCAGAGTCCCCGTCTCATCTTGAGCCTGGGAGGTGTTTACAATGGACCAAAGGCTACTCAAACTCCAGTCGCTCCTTAACGACATCCCTGGAGTTGTGAAGGCATATTTCCAACCGCCAGCCAATCTCACGATGCAGTATCCATGTATTGTGTATGAGCGAGATAGTGCAACGACTCTGTTTGCGAACAACACGCCATATCGACACACGAAACGCTATCAGGTGACGGTCATTGACCCTGACCCAGATAGCGAGATCCCCGATGGGGTCGCTGCACTACCTTTGTCTAGTTTTTCTAGGCACTTCACATCAGACGGTCTACATCATGACGTCTATTCGCTTTACTTCTGAAAGGAATTCTCATGGCTGAAATCGTATGGGATGCACCGGGTACTCGTGTTTACGAGACTGGTGTGGATCACGGCGTTCTCTACCTGCCTGACGTCACTGGCGCCTACAACACGGGCTTTGCCTGGAACGGTCTCGTTTCCGTTTCCGAGAGCCCCTCTGGTGCAGAGGCAACCCCGCAGTACGCAGACAACATCAAGTACCTGAACCTGGTCTCCGCTGAGGAATTTGGCGCGACGATCGAGGCCTTCACGTACCCCGATGAGTTTGCTCAGTGCGACGGTACCGCTTCTCCGGAAGAGGGCCTCTTCATCGGCCAGCAGCGTCGTAAGACGTTCGGCCTGTCCTACCGGACTCTGATCGGTAATGACATCGATGCGACGGATCACGGTTACAAGCTGCACCTTATCTACGGCGCCCTCGCGGCTCCGACAGAGAAGGCGTACAACACGGTTAACGACTCGCCGGAGGCTATCACCTTCAGCTGGGAGCTCACCACGACCCCCGTTGCAGTCCCCGGATTCAAGCCTGCTGCACAGCTCACGCTTGATTCCACCAAGGTGTCTTCTGTAAAGATGGCACTCATCGAAGACCTGCTCTACGGTGCCTCGGCATCCGAGCCTGCACTTCCCCTGCCTGCCGAGATCATCTCGATCCTGGCAGCAGCTTAACTAACGAAAGGAGATCGGGGAATGCTCATACTTAATGTCCCAGCAGTGGAGTCATTTGATGATTCTAAACAGGAATTCATCTATGCCGAGGAAGTCACTCTGGAGCTAGAGCATTCCCTGATCTCCCTTTCAAAATGGGAGGCAACTTGGGAAAAACCTTTCCTGGGTCCCGACACAAAGACTACTGATGAAACGATCGACTACATCAAGGCTATGACCTTGACCCCAAACATTCCGTCGGAGGTTTACGACAGGCTCTCCGGCGACAACTTCAGGCAAGTCAATGCGTACATCGATGCCAAGATGTCCGCCACATGGTTCAATGAGCGTGCTGCTCAGGGCAAAGGCCCACAAAAGCGAGAGATCATAACTGCTGAAATCATCTACTACTGGATGACTGGACTTCAAATTCCATTTGCCTGTCAGGAATGGCACTTGAACCGACTGTTTACATTCATCAAGGTTTGCGATGAAAAGAACAACCCTGACAAGAAGCAGAAGATGAGTAAGCGCGACATGATCGCTGAACGAAACAGAATTAATGCACAGCGTAGGGCTGAGGCTAAATCCACAGGGTAGAACCCACAGAAGGGGGACCTTATGCCGTACAAACCGGTAGGTGTTGATGAATTTGGACACTTTCCACCCCGAGTAAACACCGCTCTAAAGACGATCTTCGTTACTAAACCGGCAAACCTCATCGATGGTCAAGTCCCAGTATGGGATGCGGATACCGATACCTGGGTTGCTGGTAATGGTGGTGGCGGAGGATCTGGTGATCCTGCACTACCCGCGTCAATCGATGGTGGTATTTGGGACCCGGTCACAGCCACCTGGATTGCGACCGGATCAGAAGAATGGCATCTACCTTTGACGCTTGATGGTGGCGTGTGGGACACAGCGATGAATGCTTGGGATTATGGCACCGGAACTTGGGTCATCCCTAATGTCGGCAGCCCAGAAGTTGACCCTGATATTGACGGCGGATCACCTACCAGCAGTTGAGGAGATAACTCCACAATTACTT